CCCAGTGAATCACCTAAGGTTAACTTTAAGTATTGACTATAGAGGGATGGAGTGGTGTATGCTGATAAGCATCACTACGGAATCCCTAGCGCGTCAGGAAGACCCTAATCGCTACAAGTGAGTAGAGAGCACACGAGAGTCTCCAGTCCACTGAGTTGCTGCTGAGTAACCAGTGAAGCCCCAAGGGCACCAGCAAGTACCAGCAGAAATCGCCAAGTAGTCCTATGGCGCAGTAAGGTTAACAATAAGCGCATAGGTCCTCCTTATGTTGGCTCTTAGTGTCTTATAGTGAGAGGGTGATATTATCATCACTACCCTCTACCTTTAAGGAGACTTAAAGTGAATAACTATATGAATGAATCTTTAAGTTGTCTTATAGTAATCTTTGAGTGGTCTCTCCCTATAGTGGGTCCTAATTCCAAGTGTCTGTTATACATAGAGTTTCCTCAAAGTGGCCTTCCGTGGCCTAATGAATCCTTATGCGCCTGAATCGACATAATATGCAGACAGGCCTAAGGACTCTACAAGCTCCTCTCGGACCTTTATGGCCTCCTCAAGTGTTGGCGCATACCTCACGTACCTCTTGCAATCCTTGTGGACCAGAATCCTAAAGTCCCGCTGGCGTTCTGTAATCCCCTTAGGCATACCATCAGCCCTCGCACGCTTGGAGTTGTGGACATTCTGGGACCGAGTAACCATCCGTAGGTTCTCTATCCGATTGTCCTGCTTGTTGCGGTTTATATGGTCAATCATGTAACCATCGGGTATCCTCCCATTGAAGCCTTCCCATACAATACGATGAGCACTCCCGCCGTTCCACTTGAAGTATTCTCCTTGTAGAACTGCGAGTTGCTCACCTTTAGAGTTAGAGAGGCACCCCGGCACATCCGGGTCATACCTCACGTCAAACATATTACCTCCTTACCATGCGATGAACATAGAGTCATCCCCATCGTCTTCCCACCGGATGTCCACACCGTTGCTACTGGTGGCCCGGAACTGGGAGACGCTGCTCAGAGGCTTCTCCATGTGGTGCTCCAAGAACTCCTGAAGTACCTCAGCCTCTATCTTCACGGCGTCCTGCTGCATCGTGGAGCGTAGGAACTCGACACCCAATGCTAACGCATCAAGTCGGTCATCGTGTGCCACAGCGCCCTTCTCACGGCTCATGCGGGTCATCTGGTAGAACAGGCTGTACTTCAGAGCGTGCTTACCGTCTGCGTCACGTGCCGTCTGGTAGTCCTGTCGAATAACCTCATCACGGATGACCAAGCGGTGACTTGCCAGTACAGGCTCAAGGGTATCGCAGATGCGTACCTCTTTCATACCACGAGCACGAATCTCTTCGAGTTGCGCTGGGTGATGCTTCAGGAGCACAGGCTGGAACACGTTACCGAACATACCGTCACCGAAGTTACTCTCGAAGACCACAGTCTGTACCTGCCACTGTTTGGCTTTCTTGGCGAGGAACTCAAGGGACTTCTCTTCGTAACCACGAGTACCGCCCGCATCCATCAGGTAGATGTAACCGTTGAGGGTGTACAGCACGCACCAGCCAGTCTCATCCTTACCGCGACCACTTGGGTCAATGACCAGAATCTTACCCTGATACGCGCCAGTGTTACTGGAGGCCGTATGGAAGGAGTAAATCTCGTCACCCTTCATGCCCACGTTAGGAAGCTCCTCATTGCGGTTCTGACGGTTCGGCAGCCATTGGTAATGCATTGGGGCCTTGTCCATCTGTAGACCGCACACGATGGCGTCACGGAGGCGTAGAGGGTACTTCTCGGCGTCACTGAGGTTCGGGTTGAGCATGAACTGTAGCGTATAGCCAGCCTTGCCGTATTCCACCTCACGCTCCTGAAGGTCCATGGAGTCGAATCGCACAGGGTCAGTAGGTTGACTGCTGAGGCCCTCTTTGTCCTCATCGTACTCGCTTCGGAGCATCGGAGCCAGACGGTCGCCATAGTACAGGTCTTCCTCTTTGGAGCGAGGATACTGTGCAGGCCAGATAATGGTGGAGTACCCACGGTTGTCCTCAAGTTCCTTGTAGAGCGTCATCTCGGTCTGAGGGGTACCCAGATAGATAACACGGCTAGTCGGCAGAGGTTTCAACAGTGCGGCGAACTCCTGAACCAACGTCCAGAGTTTCTCTCGGGCACCTTGGGTTGCAGAGTTACCCGGAATCTCCACGTCATCCGCAATGATGATATCGGCACGGCTACCAGTTAGCTGACCCGTAATACCCACAGACTTAACTGACGGGCTGTGGTCAGGCTTGGCAGGGCCTACATCAAAGCTAATCACGGAGTCACGCTGACCGGGGCGAGGTTTAAGCTCACTCAGGAAAGGCAACAAGTCGATGATGTTCTTGATGAAGATGGAGTTAGCGTCCGCACGTTCCTTTGAGGCCGAGACAATCAGTATCTTTAACTGAGGGTCACGCCATAGGGTCCACACTACGAACGCACACGTGATGAACGACTTCCCGATACCACGGAAAGCCTGAAGGATAAACTTCTTGTTCTTTGGGTCTGCCAGACACTTGGCCATGTCGATTTGACACTTGGTGGGTTCCGGTAGGTTCAGGGCCTTCCAGAGCACGAAGAGAAAGGCGACAAAGTCACCCTTCAGTTGCGCAATGATTAAGGCGTTCTTGGCTTGCTGAGAGTTACTCAATGTTCACCTCCCTTCCCTTCCCTTGCAGCTTGCGAATTGTGTCCTGTAGGGCCTTCTCTTTGAGGTCGGCCCTCTGGGTTATTGCGATAAGACTTCGAGCAGTTGCTTCGTGTAGTTCGACGGAACCATCAACGAGGCATCGACCGTCTGGTCCTGCGGCGACACTGGTAGGTTTGACTCTGACGCGCAGCCGCTTATTGTCGCTACGCAAATCAGCAATAATCCTATCAGTGCTGCCCTCCAGCCCCTCAAGGTCTGCTTGGTACTTAGCCGATACTGCGTCAATCGCTTTCTGAGTTTCAGCTCTAGCCGTTTGCTTCTTGACGTATTCATTTTGTACTACCTCCTTCCATTTAGCGTCCGTAGATTGCGAACCCAAGTGCCACCCGAAGGCAAACACCATGATAGCCACAAGATACGGGACGATTCTCTTAGTAAAAGTTAGAAATCCCATATGTTTCCTCCAGCATTTTAGCGTGGGTTTGTTTGGCCCACTCCACTACTTCTTGTAGATTCGTAGTAGGTGCCTTGGTCTCCTTACGGCCACCCATGCGAATATCTCCGTAATACACTTCGCAGCCTTTTCTCTTAGCGAATCTGGGGTACACTCCTTTAGGAAGTTTCCGACTACCAGCAGTATTCGCCACGTTTGCACCGCGTGGGATGGCCCTCAAGTTTGACAGGTCGTTATTCAGCGGGTTACGGTCTATATGGTCCACAACGAATCCATCCGGTACAGGACCGTTCGCTTCTTCCCATAGTAATCGATGTACTCCATATACCTTTCCGTTTATAGTGACTCGCCAGTAGCCGCCACTCAAATATTGCCCTTCCATATTACCTCCTTAAATGACATCCATAAAGGCACTACATATAGTAGTACCTTGAGTATATCACTGTAAGGTGAACGTATCGTCTTCTGTCAGACCATCAGCACCCACCTTGGAGTTGTAAGCCTCCAGACCCTCAGCCAGTCCGCCCAAGATGTTGACGTCAGGGGTCAGCTTAGAGATTTGGAACTTGTGTCGCTCCAGCAGTTTACCAATGGCGTTGTACAGCTGAGGGGTCCGCTTCTCGGGATTCTTCAGGTCCATGAGCATCTGCTGAGCCATCTCAGTGTCTAACATTTCGAGGAACTTAATCAGGTCCATATGTTACTCCTTATTAGCTTTCTTCCAGTCAATGATTTTGTCGACTACCTTGGCACCAATTTGAACCACTGTGTAGGCGATTGCCGCGACGTAGAACCACTCGTTGAGTGAGAGGCCCCAAAAGAGCCTCGCTACACCATCAGCCCCAGCGACCCCCGCAATGGGAGCCGCCTTGATAACTTCGTTGTTGAAGTCTAGGGACAGCATGTGACCTCCTTGATTATGATGCGGGAACGTAGTCGATTCCGATGATTAACACTACGTTGTTGTACGTGCCAGCCGCAAACGTGTATACCTCTGGGCTAGAACCCCTGCGGAGCCGCACCACGTTACTGCCCTGCTGGATTACAGGGGTAAGCGTCACATCCCCAGTTAGCGTCGATAAGTAGACCTTCCCGATGCCCTGCCCAGCAACCTCCCACGAGCCGTTATAGGACGGCGTGGTAACAGTGAGTTCTGAGTTTCCTTGGAGAGTGATGGAGTTTATCTCCACGTAGATGTTGCAGCGCATGATGTCTCCAAGTCGATACCAGTTGCTCACAGCTTTCTGTACAGCAATGGCCGACCCGTTAACTGCTACAGTCGGGGTGGAGGTTCCTTTAGAGTAGTTCCACAGAGGACCGTCGGTATAGTACCGAGTTGGCCTCATAAGGGCATAATCGGTGCGGAAATCATACCTGTACGTCTGAACCTGAGTCGCTGGGTTCCAATCACGGAGTGCCAACAGTCTCCTCTGGGCGTTTGTTGTTGTCCAGCTCTCGAAAATCTGGCCAGCACCAGTAGCCACCACTGCGTTTGTGCACGGGACACCGGGGCGAAGGAACACAACTAGTTGCTGCTCTAGGATACCAGTACCCTCAAGACCCCAAACCCCAGTATCTGCTCCCCACTTGTCAACTACATCAATCCCGAAGTAGTTTCCGGCGTTAGCGCCTGAAGTTCTGCGAATGAGACCGACCGCTTCAATCATCGCGTTCACGATACGGCAAGACTGCGTGCTGTTGTCCATGTATCCCGGAGCTCGTATTGTTATCAGTGTCTTTAAGGTATCGATGATGTTAAGAGCGTTTTGCCGGGAGTATCTGGACGTAATGTACCGCGCCCTTCCGGTTATACCCTTGAGTGTCGGCAGTGGATATGGGTTAGCTGACTGATTAGTGAGACGACCACCCTCTGAGACTTTACGGGAGTTGGCACTCTTAAAGATGTAGGTGTCGAACCACTCTGAAATCCAGTCATGCACAAGAGCATCTCGCCCATAATAATCATACCCGGTGTAGCTTAGGTATTCATACTTGGAGCTATCGCACCACCCCATCAGCCAAACATCCGTGTCAGTGTACGGAGGCATGTACTTAGTGCCATATGCATTATTACGCTGAAGCCACCACCCACCTGTTACATCCCCTGCGTATGCAGTGATAACAATCTTCCGGTGAAGGGTCTGCTCCTCGCCCTGTTTAACGCCCGAGATACCACATCCAGAGAACTCTAAATCATCCTCTATGGACCGATACGAGATTCCAACAACGTAGCGTCCGATGTATGCACCCATAGTCTTAATTCCTTTGAGTACATATGACACTGTTCCACGGTTTCCCAAAGGTCCCTCGATGTACCACATAATTGGGGAGGTTAGGTCAACGGCGCTGGTACCTCTCGACCATGTTGATCGGATGGTGGTAATTTGCGAACCAGCCCCAAGAATCACTGAGTTGTTATATAACCGCAAGTGAGCCTTCTGATAGAGCTGCTCCTCTGGTCGGATATTAGAGTCCCCACCATTAGCCACCCACTCTGGATACGCTGTGCCGTCATCACGAGGTAGCGGGGCATCATGAAGGGTCTCATAGACCTCATACCCACCGCCAGATAGTAACACAGGAACATTCCGGCGATGACCCTCATCAATGGCTTTCTGAATGAATCGCACATGGTCCTGGCCAAGACCGCGCACGAGGGTCTTACCATCTACCGTCATCATCTCTGGGGTTACATACCCAACACCTCCGATGTAAGACAGTCCGGTTGTTCCGGCGAGTTTCAACATAACGTCGCTTGCAGTACCTTCCCCAGCAACCACTGGTACCGGGTCACCTTCACCATTAAACCCTAAGAGCATACCCGCTACCTCTGAGGCACCCGGAAGTTCCCGTATAGATCTTCCAGATGTTCGGAGAGTGCGCATGAAGTTGGCCTCAATGGTTGTCGCAAGAGGTGCAACAGTGGTATCCACATAGCCTTTAGTGGCGGCGTCGCTACTCTGAACAGGAGTACCTACATTCTTGATTACCTTACCGGAGGCGTCAAGGCTTCCGTCGTCTGCCGGGGAGATAGTTAGCATAGCGGCATCACGGGCCTCCTCAGCAATGTGTGCTGACTGTAGCTGAGAGACGTTAAGGTCGGCCGCGCGGAGAACGGAGCCGTCCGAAAAATCCACCACCCGCTCGGAAGCAGAGGTGAAGCGCCGGATCTCTATCAAATTGAAACCAGCTGTTTCGACTAATAGTTTTATACGGGTTCGGGACACGTATCGGTATTCAGTGATGTTGTTCAGCTGGCGGCGGTTCAGTGGGGACACGAGGTATACCCGGACGAACTTGCGGGACAGGTAATCAAACGGGATGTCGAACTCCACGTCCCCTACAGGGTACTGAATGATTGTTTTAATATCTTGGTTCATCATGACCTCCTTACGTTAAATGTGGAGGGAAACCGCTCAGGTCTCCCTATAGTGTGCCCTAATTAGTTAGGCTTAGGCTGTTGTTTGATGGTCACACCATTTGCCTCGTAGATTTTCATCACGAGCTGCTGGGTGAGTGGATCGTTTGGTACCAGTTCCTTAGTGGAGTTCATTAGTCCCGTCATGTAGTCACGCTCGGTAGGCTTGTTGGGCGCTGTGACGACACCATAAGCGTTCTTAGCGGTCGCAATGACGTTACCTACGTATCCAAGAGCTGGGACCTGAGACCCTAAGTTACCAGCAAGGTTGCTCGACTCAGCTCTACCTTTGGACGCTCCGTCTTTCTTCTGGAACTGTTCCTCCTTAGGTAAGATGGTGGAGCGCAGCATGTTGGCGTCTTGGAACCCAGCGGCACCTGCAATCATCGAGGCGATAGACAGCGGGGCACCTGTGTGGGAACTTCGAGTCAACGCTGCGTATCCCAGCATGGTCGGGTTCAGGGCTTTCTTCAGGTAATCCTTACGTTGAGACTCTTGGAGACCATAAGCCTTCACGTGAGCCTGCATCGCAAAGTAGGTCCCCGCGATACCCAGTGACAGGATGTGAGTCAACGCCATGTCGATTGCCCGGTTGTTCTTGTAGCCCTCGTAGAAGGACCGGATGAACTTAGCGTTGAGTGACTTGATGGTGAAGTTCTTGAACTGCATAGCCATCTTGACACCAGCACCGTACGCCGTGGAATCCTGCTGGGATACCTTGTGAGGTCGCAGCATGGTCTCGTCGGCAACCTTATCGGCAAGACGCCACAGGTCCATCGCTCTCGGGTCCTGAGCGAAAGCCTTCTTGTCCTTGATGGAGAACTGGCCGTTAGCGTCACGAGTCGCATGGTCGACAAAGAGTTGCTTGATTCCCTTCCACTGCTCAGGACTGATAGAGGCAGCTTTGAGGAAGTTCTCTTTTCCAAACTTGGAACCCTTACCGCCTAAGGCCGCACCAGCCACATCACCAAGCACACCCTGACGGGCAGTGTCCAGAATGTAGTTGGCTGTACCGTTCAGCATCTTGGTCCAAGGGGAACGGGCCGACAGCTCCTGAGTGCCGAACTTAATGGTACCAATGACTGACGCCATGGCTCCACTGGTATCGGAAGCCTCACGGATTCGCTGCACGATGTCCTCACGTCCCGGACGGATTAACTGGTCGAGTTCCTTACCGAACAGCGCCCCATGGAGTTCACGGAGTTCACTACCGGACACCGGAGAGGTTCTGGTGGCTAGGTCACGCAACGTCGGGATACCGTGGAGCATCGCTTTAACGTTACCCTTAGCCAACATCCCAGCAATCTCCGTGAGGTTCTGCGGACCCATGTAGAAGTTCTTAGCGAAGAACGCTAGATCATTCAGGGTACGCATGGCGGTCTCAAAGGCTGTATCGTTGTTACGACGAGCACGCCCAGTGAGAATCTTAACGGTGTCCTTCAGTGCTTCCACTTCGCCCTTCAGCTGTCCCTTACGCTCAGCCCGCTTGTCTAACGCCATGATTTCGTCCTTGAGCTGCTGCGTGGTCTTACCGCTACCGCCCATAATGGAGATATCACCGTTAACTCGACGGTCGTACGCTGGGATAATCCGTGCCATGTCGAAGTCCCTCAGGTCGTTGACACTGAAGGTCGACCCATCCGGTAAGGTAACCGGGAGGTCGCTGTCGAACATGTTACGGGCCTCAAGGAACGAGTTGTTCTCGATACCGACCAGACCAGTGATGTTGTCGTCAATGACACTGGACGCTGTGAAGTCATCAGTGTGGCTGATACCGTACGCCTTATCCATGGCGTGCTTCTGGACCACCTCAGGTGTCACTTGGTCAACCGACTTGTAGCCGTTGAGTTCCATGAGGTACTCGTCGACACGTGCCTTGACCTCAGGTCGCACTCGGTAACTGGTGAGCCAGCTCTGAGCGATTGCCTGTTGGAGCCCTTCAGGTCCACCCAGCTTCTGAGTCATCAGTTCCTTAGCACCCCTGTCGTACACGTTAGGTACGTAGGTACCCTTGTGGCGACTACCGGGGAAGATGCTCACGGCGTTGGCGTTACCGAAGATACCCGGCTGTTCCATCAACTCACGCTTGGTGTCGAAGTGCTCTTTCAGCAGGTCCATTACCTCACGTTCACCTTTGGTCAAATCAGCCTGTAACTCTGGACGCTCAATCGCCAAGGCCGCACGCTTGTAGACTTCCTGACGGATGGCTCTACGAGACATCTTCTGCTCGCCTACGGAGAACTCTGGGTCCTTCATTGCGCGGTCCACAGCATCATAGAGCTGATTGTACATGCGCTGGTCGGTAGCGTGAAGACGCTCGTGGATGTCAGAGGCGGTCGCCCCGAACTTACCACTGGTCCCTGACTGCATACCCGTAGGCGAACGTACTAGGTCCTGAGCGATGGCCCGGACTCCAGCATCCTCTGAGCGCAGGGTCTTCAAGCCAATCTCAGTGAACCCTCCAAGTTTAACGCCGGGAGCAGCACGCTCTGGGTCAATCTCAGAGAAGTCCCGCTGGGTCCTTGGGTTGAGCGGATTGGTATCACTGATGATAGACCCGTTGCCTAGAACCACTGCGCCCTCCTCGGTCGGATGGTTAGCGAATGGAACACCACCGTGGCTCTGGTCGAACGAGAAGTTCTCTGGAGGTAACGTTGAGGTGTCGTGACCACCAGTGTTGATAGCGGTCTCTCGCGCCTCTGTGCGGAGTGCTGGACCAGCGAACTCATTCACAGACTCAACGCCACGCGCCTTACGGATACCTGCGGCCACAGCGTCACTTAGTGCTGACATTCCGGCACCAAACAGTAAACCACCGAGGGCTGCGTCAGCATAGTGAGCCTCGCCACCAGCGACTGACGTACGGATTCCCTCTGAGGCAACACTGAGTGCTCCAGCCTGTGCACCTACTCGCAGGGCCTTATTGACCACCTTGAGTCCCTTCCCGGCCACACCGACCAGAGGCACATAACTGAGCGGGTCTACACCAGCACCTACAATACCAGCGGCAAGTTTCGCACCAGTACCAGCCTCAGCAGCCCGTTGGTCAGCCTCGAAGTTATCCTTGGCCAACTTAATGAGGGCGTCCCAGTTCTCACCGTCACCACCAGTCACCACGCCGTAGTAACTCGGAGGTAACCCGGAGTCGCGCAGCTTCTGCAAGTCTTCCTTGGAGGGAACGTAAGAGTTCCAGCGAGTCGGGGTCAACGTGTCCTTGAACACATCATACCCATCGTCAGCCCGCGCAGCACGGAAGGCCACACCTAATGTGGAGTTCTGAATCTGAGCCTCAGCAGCGTCCCCGAACCCGAAGAAGGTTGATCGAGAGTTATACTCATCGAGAGTAGTCCCGGTCTTCTCCCAGAAGTCCTTTGCGTACGGTACGTTGGGTGCAGGTTGCTCCACACCCTCTACGTCGAACCCATGGGACTCCGGCAGCTCAGTACCAACTTTACCAGCCTTAGCGATGCCCTTGAAGGCATCCTCTGCGGGAATCCCTTTACCCTTTGGGGTGATACCACCGAACGCTTCCAGAGCGCCTGACTGTGGACTCTTGGCCACGTCCAGCAGCTTACGCATGTAGTTGCGACCTTCCTCCGAGATAGACCCGAAGTCGCCCTTATCGTAAGCCTGAAGCTGAGGTGCGCCCGCTGGGCCTTCCCCTTGGTTGTACGCTAGGGCAGCCTTCAGCTCATCCCCGTTGTACTTCTTGACGAGACTTGCAAGCAGCTTAGCGCCAGCGTCAATGGCTAACTCTGGGTTGTAGCGCCCATCGTCGTCACCGTCTGTCACGTTAAGGCCCATCGAGCGGGCCGTGTTGCGGGTGAACTGCATGATGCCCTTAGGGCCAGTCTTAGAGACGGCCTTAGGGTTGAAGGATGATTCGTTAAACGATAACTTACGCAGGAGGTCATAGGAGACCCCATGAGAGTCTGCTGCCTTCTGGAAAATGCCATCGTAATCGCTAGGTTTGGACTTATCGTAGCTCATGTTGTCTCCTTAATGATTATTGGTCACCACCGCCATAGATGAACTTCGGAGTGGCTTTACGTTTCGCACGGACACGCTCACCAGCGGCCTTACGGGCCTGAGTGGCTGCGGAGATAGGTGCACGCTTGGTTGCTTCCTTCAGTGCCTTCTCTTCGGCTTCCTTGGCCAGTCGCTGCTGCTGTTCCTGATAGGTTCGAGTCAGTAGCTCCTTGTCGTAGCGGATGCGTACAGTGCCAGTGGTGTCCATCATGTAGATAGAGTCACCCTGCTGGTACATCGTCAGCTGCTTGTTGGTCACCCAAGGGTTAGCCGCGATGATTCCCTTACGGGCTTCTTCGAGGATGTCCCGGCCCTGCTCCCAGCTGCGTGGGTCATCACTGACCTGTAGGGCGTTCTTAGGGATAATACCAATGGTATCACCGTCCATGTCATCACCTTTGAAGGTCACAGTGGATTCCTTAAGAAACTTGTCAACCTGCTGCATGGCACCATCACTGTTACCTGTGCGGTACTTGAAGCTGTCGTAAATCTTACGGGCCATACCATCCAGACTAGCCGGAATGCGGGACAACTCTGGGGACTCTGAGTTATTCTTCAGGGACGCCCACGCCTTATCGTCCTCGTACTGCATCTCTTTGGTGAGACTGCGGCGTGAACGGTCAGCGTCAATGAGAATCTGCGGGTCGATGCCCTGCTTGTCCATCATATCCATCGTCAGGAACAAGTCAGCCTTGTCCGGGTACAGTGCAGCGAAGAGGTCAGGGTCGGTGTTACGCATGGTGCGCAGTTTGTTCAACGCTGTGGTGTCCTCTGGTAACTTACCGTTAATCACAGCGGCAGACCACTCAGACCCAGCGTCGGTTACCATCTGGCCCACAACGGTACGGAAGGCTCCACCCTCTGAGTCTGCCCGGAGGTAGCTCAGTTTCATGCGGTCCTTCTGTTGCTCCGTGAGCTGCATCTGGTCAATCTCAGCCAGCTTCCCGTTAGCGTAGTTCACCATGTCACTGTGAGTGAACTCTCCGGTGTTCTCATTGGTCGGCATGTCCTTGTAGCTGGTGGACACGTACTGACCGTTGATACGCTTGGTGAACTGCTGGTCAATGACCTGATTCTTGTTGATGGTCTTCTGACGCTTGTCCATCTCTTTGGCTGCTGCCTGAGCCTCCTGACGGAAACGGGCCTGCATCTGCTCCTCAGCCTGAATCAAACGCTCACGCTCTGGGGTCATCTGCTCACCGGGCTGTAGACGGTCAAGTTCCGCTTTGGCACCTTGAAGCATCTCCCAGCCCTTGCTGGTATCATCTTGGTTCAACGCGCTGGTAATCCCAAGGCGGAAACCTTCAGACAACTTAGCGTCATTGTCGAACTGAGTCGACTGGGCCTTGACCATCAGGGCGTTCCATTGCTCCTCACCCATAAGCTCCTTGTAGGTCGTGGTCTTCCCGTTAAGGGTTACCTGACGGCCCTCAAGGCTCTGTAAGAAGTTGGTCGCACCCGGACGCTGAATGACGTCGTTAAGGGACCCAATGATGACCTGCTGGGCTTGAGCGTCGCTGGGGATACTACCAGTCTTCAGAGCGTTGTCGATGTAGCGCTGGAAGAACTCACCGGACTCTGGGCGAGCAAGAACCTGTGGGTCCTTAAGGACACCGGACAGTTCCACCTTCGAGGCCAGTATGGCACCCTTCTGGGCCTGCTCGCTCAGGAATGTATCGTGCTTACCGTACAGCGAGATGTTACGCTCGGTGATGTTCGCGTTGAACCCTCTCTGGAACTCAGCGTCCTCAGGGTTAATCATGAACTGGTCGGCGTACTCGTTGGCACCTTCGGTCAACCGCTTGTGTCTATACTCTTCCATCTCGGTACGAGTGCGGAACTCACCGTTCTGAACCTTCTGTGCCACTTCGTCGTCTATAAGGAACGCAGCGTTACGACCAGTCTTGAACCGCAGAGCCTCCATAGCATATGGGTCGTCCTGATACAGCAGGGTCCCGTTATTGATTGCCTCTCGGCGCTGCTCTGGGGTCAGCTTACGGATAATCTCATCGGACCGCTCGTCAGCCTTGTCTCGCTGGCGCTTGTCGTATGCGTCCGCTGCTTCTCCTACTGCTGTCCCAAACTTCGCCAAGGACTGCACTAGGTTGGACTGTCTGGCACCTTCCTGTTGGATGGTCACCGGGCGATACTGCATGGACGCTGAGCCACCTCGGATGCGGGTAGACCCGGCCTGCGGTAGTTGGCCCAACGCTTGTTCTAATTTACTAGCCATTACTTACCTCCTACCTTAGTACCTTTGGCCTGACTGATTGGGGCCTTGGTGGACTTGCTGTCGAACGCACCGGAAGCGTATGCGGATGCTGCCTGTGAACCCATCAGCGCCAGCGGGTCGAGTACCTGCTCCAGCTTAGACTTACCTTTACCCTCAGCCTTCTGCATGGATTTAACTTGGTCAATAGTTGACTCAGAGTTACCCAGCTGTTGAGCAAAGAGGGACGCATAGTCTCGACGGTAGTTGTCGGTCACGGCGTTAGCCTCGCGGATGAACTTACCCTCCTCAATGCGGCTAATACGGTCCATACTGGCTCCCTCAAGGTTTCCCTCTCCGATTGCTGCACGGATTGTACCCATGGCCTGAACCTTATCGAGATTCTTAGCGGTCAGGTCCGCACTGGCTTCTTCCAGCTTCTGCTTCTGCTCAAGGCTGGCGTTAGCGTTCTGAATGTTTGACTCTTTAATCATTTGGGCGGACTGTCTGCGCATTTGGTCATTCTGTAGGCCCGTGGCTTGTGCAGCATTACGGGAGCTACTCACAGACTGTACCGCCATCATGGCGATTGGAATAGCTGCTACCCAGCACATAATTACCTCCTTATGGTGAACAGTTGGAACTTCCCACCCTGAGTGTACTCCTCATGGAATACAGCACCGATGGACTTAAGGAACCGCTTGTGGGGACCGTTACCGACCCACACGAAGTTCCACAGGGATGGATACACATTTAATAACATGTCCCTGTACTCCATGATTCTCTCACGGAACTCCAGCTTGCCAGCCCTGTCGAGCCTCCACACTTGGTCGCTCGTGACGAACCAGCACTGGTCTCCACAGTGTCCACCTATAGCCAAAGGAAAACCATCGTGGTCTAACGTGACACACTCAGTAACCGCTGGGAACGATGGTTCTATACCCATGGCCTGTGCCTCAAGTACGTCATGGTAGGCCGGGATGAATAACTCGAAGTCATTACTTACAGTGTTTCTTATGTACATGCTTTAAGTCCCCTCTTAGTGTGGTCTCCCTATAGTGTGCCCTAATTGAGCACACCATAAGGATTCCTTCAGTTAAATACCGTTGGCGCGTCTACTGTAGTTACCCTCCCAGCCACACCCAATGATTGACACCGGGGAAGCGTTGAAGGAACTCAGGGACACCTTCTGATACATGGCATTACCAGTCACCGGGAAACGATACTGACCAGTAGTTGTGGCCTTCTGTCCCAGACGTAGACCAGTAGAACCCACTCTGGCGTTGACCAGATAGCTGAACTCTCGGCTACCGTTATCAACACTCACAGTGAACGCTCCGGTGTTCTGGTAGTTCACCCACGCTCTACGCAGCTGTAGACGACCAGAGTCCTCAGTGGACGTTGTGCCGTCGTTCTGCTCCTGCTTAATGAGGAACCGACTGAACACATACTGGAAGTCATACAGGAACCCAATGACGATGTCCTTACCGGAGATGTCACCGCTAATGCGAATGTCTGGGGTTGAATCCCAAGAGGAACCCATAGGCTCATACTCGGTGATTTTACCGTCGCTCTCGCAGATTGCCACAGTGCCCTTGGAGAACGATGCACCGTAGATGTCCTTGACGTTGACTACCGTCTGGTTCGTCTCAATGTCATACGCTGTCTCTGAGATGTGGTACGACCGCTTGGCATCCACGTGGAAACGGTAAGGCTCAAATGGGAAGTCTGTTGACTCCTTCTTGAAGTCCACTGCGGCTATCCACACGTTGTAGGCGTTACGCATCAGCAGGTACATCGTTGAGTTGATACAGTTTGCCGCCATCACCTCCACACCATCACCGAAGTCCCAGTGGGACCACGACTGCTGCCTAATGTCCTCATCCATGTAGAGGAACTTGTAGATGAACACCTTGCTGGGAGCACCTTTGGTCAGCACACATGCGAAGTTCTCCGTACCAGACCCGTTGATGCTGTATACACCGTTCGGGATGTAGTTCGGGACGTGGGCCGTCATGTCCTCTGCGTTCTTCACAGAGCTTACATCCTGTACCGCGTAGTAGCGCATGATGGACGTAAAGGAGCTGCGAGGAGACGCATAGTAGATGTTCCTGCCGATACCGTAAGGACGCGCACGGTCGGACACATCGAACTGAGTGGTCAGGTCCAGCTGAGCGGTCTTAGCGGATAACACACCGTTTGCTGACAGGACGAACTGTGCCTCATCAGACCACAGCAGAAGCTCCTCAGCGAAGCTCACAGCGTACTTAAGGACCGACACACGGTTATGGCTAACGGCAACATCCAGAGGGTCATCGTCTGTATAGTTGGCCACTGACGGAGGGTAGAACTCAAAGTATTTACTGGTACGGGACATCACGATGTTCTCCCCAGAGATGAACCCTAAGCGGTTCCTGAAGAAAAACACATCTGTAATCGTCGAGCCTACCATGGACGGCTGCGGGTTAGTGTCATCATCACCAGCCCTACGGTCCTTCCAATCGTGGTATCCAAGGTCAAAGTTACCGTCAGCTGCCCGTACCAAAGTCCAAGGCATAGTCGGATAATCCAGCCCTACGGAGATGTTCCAGCCTACAGTCTCCTTCCATACCTTCTGCTTCTCATCGTACTTAACGTAATACTGGTCGGCAGTCTTGGAGGTGTCCCCTACGATTTTCACCGTGTACCCGTCTGGTGCATTCAGAGGCAACTTAGAGAAGCTCTGGACGTAGTGGGTCACAGGGTTAATCAATTGGTCTGAGTAACCGTCTTTAGTCTGGAACTCCTTAATGTGGTCACCCTGAGGTGCCTGAACGTGGATGAATCCGGTACCAATAGTAAATGTCCACAGTGGTAACGCAGTGTCCAGCAGGACCTTGAGGGCCTCAGCGATAGCCTGAGCGTCCACCTTAGGCGGGTCATCCTTCGCGTTATCACCGGGAGGAAGCTGGTGACTCACCCAGACTCCGTTAATGTTCACCTCAAGCTTACGTCCATACTGACCACCACGGACGTTAATGAGACCATCTACGCTATCGTTGAAGGTGCCACCGTTGGTCAACGCTTGGTTCTCACGGACCTGACGGGTGCGGTTAACGATGAACGTATAGTCGGCCACAGTGACCATCCGCAGGTTATCCTTAGGGTTATTGACGCTTATATAGGAACGGTCACCACGTACCTGATACTCATAGCCGGATAGGTCGAATACCCTAACGTCATTCCCAGTGAACACAGCGTAATACTGCTCGAACTCATCCCGGTTAATCAGGTGGATGTATGGGTCATTCCCGAGGTACCCACGGTTACCGAGTGCCTTAATGAACACCATTGGTGGACGCTTCTGGAGACCTTCCGTCTCGGAGGACCAACCGTTGACCTGAAGCGAACCCTGCTCTGGGTACCGTAGGATTTCAGGCTGTTGGCTAATGCCTCCCTTAAGATTTTTTATTGACTGACTTACTAGTGCCATTTGGTCCTCCTTAAGTTTCTGATTAACGACCGATGAGACCCTGAACGTATGCGTCACCGTCAAGCATGTTGTACTGCCCGAAGTCCATCTCGTACTCGTTGCAAGCCATACGCGCTTCCATCTCTTCCTGTGCCAGCGAGTTCTCTACGTCCTCCGCTCCGAAGAACCGAGAGTTGAACTGGCGGCTGGCCTTGGTGACAATCCACTGGCGGAAACACTCAGGCATCTCGTCGTAATCCTGAAGGGTAATCAGGGTCACTGTGATTGGCCCAGAGAAGGTATCTGTCCCTGTGGACTTATCGTACACCCAACCACCACGGTTAACGTATTGACCACCTAGGATGGACAGGTAGGCCGGACGGAACGGGATGAGTCCAGTGCTGGCATCCGGGGTCAATGTGGCCGACTCGTTAATGTTGAATGCCCAACCTTTAGACTGAATCTGGCGGTTAATCCTGTTGAGGATACGACGAGCATTCGCTACGTCTGCACTACCATCTTCGTCAAGGGTGGTCACCGGGGATTCACCGATGGCTGCGAGCATCTCATTGATAGCATCCAGCTCAGCGGCAGACCCAAAGTAAGCATCTTGCATGTTCATATTGTAAGCTCCTAACGAAAAAACCCCTCAGAGACCGTGAGTGGTCCCCAAGGGGTTTGGCTTATTAGTTAGTCACGACCAGCTTAAAGGACTTCATTTCAGACCCATCAAAGCTGACAGTCACCAAAGTTTCGCCTACAGCGATTCCTTTGAAGTACAGCATGTTGGTACGGCGAGTGTGGCTGGCAACCCCTGAAGTACCATAGGTTACCGCAAGGCTTGACCAATCCGTTACTCCTTCCAGCCCATCTAGTGCTACCTTAAGCGAATCACCATTAATAGCTACAGTCTGCACCTCATACTCAGACGGGGTTACCGCCCGAGCACTAAAGGTATTTACGCTGAGGCCGCCTTGAAAACCAGCGCACCAGCGGATTCAGGACGCAGACCACCGTGACCCATCGCATACTTAGCGATAATCTGGTCAGCCTGATACTCAGCGCGGCGGGCACGCTCCAGAGCCAGATCTTTCAGCTTGACGGTACCAACAGCGGAACGGTGCTGGAACAGGCCCACAACGTTCTCTTTGTTGACTTTACCACCAGTTGCCGGGAAGGCGTGCTTCTGGTTGGTCGCTTCTGCACCTTCGTCCGGGCGGTCATCACCAGCACCACCAGCGGTCAGGTGTGGAACCTCTACGACTTCGAAGCCCATCACGTTACGAATAGAACCACGCTCAGGGTCAATCAGAGCCGCATAGTTCGCAGCGTTAGGCATCAGAGCCGCCAGAATCGCAGAGTACACGTCCGGGGTGGTGTAGAACGTACGGTCGTTAGCCGGGACGTAGTTCTTGGTCAGAGCAGCACGAGCAATGGTCAGCTGTGCAATAACCGCTTGGCCCAGTTTAACCGGGTCGGTCAGGTCAGCCTTAGCGCCAACTTCCAGCAGGGACGGTTTGCCCAGACCAGCGATGTTCTCGTTGACGGAATCAGCGAGGTTAACCAGACCAGCCAGCTCAGCCAGAACCGCACCATCAGCTGCCATCGCCAGAGATTCACCAATCTGAGAGGTGTACTCGGAGCGCACGTCATAGTGGTTCATCGCATCTTCGATGTCGTAAATCAGCACGTCCGCAGTCAGCAGGCCATCAATGTTAATGGTCTTCTCAGTGTGCTTGATGTCTTTACGTTTGTCATCCAGAGACTCGCCCGGTTGCAGGTAAGCAGCCTTGGTGCGACCAATCACAGGGAACTGTGCGGACTTACCGGAGCTGATTTGACGCTGCATGTGACGGTTGGTGGTCACAGAGGTACGAGCGAATGCGGTCAGGACTTCACCGCCGAATACTTTCAGGAATAGCGCCAGCTTGTCTGCTGCGGATTGACCTTTACCTTGGTTAGTACCGAGCTGCTGTCCACCTTGCATGTTAGCCATGTTGAATCTCCTTATGTTGTTTACGAATAGAATTGGTCATTACGCTGACCAGACGGGCCTATCGTTGCCAAGCTATTGAGGTACTACTTGAAACGAGGTGATACTCATTGTGTAACTCGAAGGGCACTCCACAGCCAAACCACGGCAGCCCGATGCCCAATCAGAATTACCCGAACTGGTGACCGCCAAACTGTGGATTCCATCTCTCCCTATAGTGGGCCCTAATTAAAACTTAGAGTCGATAACCTTCTGTTCCACCTCACGACGATACTTAGAGTCGGTGCGGTAACGCGGGTCAGACATCGCCTTAATCATCTCAGCTTGAGACTCGAAGCCTTCAGCCTTACGGGCCACAGGTTTCGCTGGGGTTGCACGCTTGGCAATAGAGCGCTCGGCTTTCTTACCAAAGGTCTTATCACGAGACTGTCCCGCTAGGTTCAGAATCGTCTTCATAGTGGCCACATCACGAGACTCAAATGCCTTGATGAGCGCCTCGGCACCCTCAGGGTTATTGGTCTGCATGTGGGTATAGACCTGCTGGAAGCGCTCACGGCCACCCACGAAGTCCATCACTTTATCAACGTACTGGTTGACCAGAGCTTCTTGACCGCGAATGTACGCATCAACGAACGCCTTACTGTAGCCAGCCTCAGCCAACTCTTTGTAGGACTCATCGGACAAGCGATCTTCATTCTGGTACTCCTGCTGAATACGGGTCACAGCATCCTGTGAGAGACCGCGTTCGATTGCAGTAGCAACCATGTCGTTAAAGCCAGCTTCGTGTTCTTCCAGCTGCTGAGAGGCTTCGTTGATGTCAGCCGGAGTTTCACCAATCGGTTTGAACTCTTCAGGTTCACCATCGTCCCCGGTTACTTCCTCCGGCTGACTCCCTTCGTCGCCTTGCTGTTCTTCGTCAGAACCTTCTTCGCCATCCTGTTCGTCTGAACCGTCAGCGGAGATACGGACCTGCATACGGCCCTCTTCAGGTTCACCGAACGGGTCCACATCGGAGCCATACGGGTCATCACTGTTGGTGTTCAGCTCGATTGCATCATCGCCATCACGGGCAGCAACATCAAGAGCCAACATGTTTTCTTGGTGCTCCTCAGGTGTGCTACCAGTCAGTACAGCACTGTTAACACCGAAGGATGCGTATACGTCTGCGTTAGATTCGCCAGCCATTTCAATCTCCTTAAGTTGAACAAGAAGGGAAACACGAAGGACTCGAACCTTCTGACCAGACCTCATTCAATCTGGATGTATCTCCCTATAGTGTGCCCTAATTACATGCCCGGTTGCATACCGACTGAATCAGCCGCTGCGGCCATAGCTTCAGGACTTGCAGTAGCCTGTGCGGCCATACCCTGACCAAGCGCTGCGGCCCCTTGCTGTGTAGCAATCTGAGCGCCTTGCTGCGCCATAAGGGCGTTCTTCTGCTCCTGAGTGAGAAGCATACCAGCTGTATCGAGACCGATAGCGTTAGCGATGCGCAACTTGAGGTTAGCCAAGTTGAGGTCGTCGTCACCTTCGAGAGCCTTGAGGGCTGACCATGCGTTAATGCAGCGCTCCAGCTTATCAAGGTCCTGCCCGCGTCCGATAGCCTCAAGGCCAGTGCTGATAGTTGGCTCGACGGCCTCTTTAGGTAACTCCGGGATTTGCTGCGTGGCTTGTAATTGCTTCAAGAGCACTCTTACCAGAGGCAGCTGGAGTTCCTGAGAGAGAATCGAGTAGACACCACCTAAGGTATCTTCCAGCTCTGACGCCACGTACCGAATCTCTTCGGCTGTGACTCGCTCACCTGTACGTTGTACCGCACTGTTGAGCATAAAGGCGTACGATAGGCGAGCCTCAATGGTGTCGCTTACGTTCTTCGCTACGGTAAAGTCACCGGACTTCTCCAGTTGGAGGAACTCAATGTCCTGCTTACGGCCCGGTACGAACGCACCAGACTGTGCTGCCGTGAGTCTGCGGACCTGAGTGATACCCGCCGGGTCTACCAGACCGATAACCTTAGCGGTAATCATAGCCATCTTAACGATAGACTCTTGGAGGTTCTCTAGGGACTTGAGGTCCCCGAGGTACTCTTCCACGTAGGAACGACCGTAGGATTCACCGTCGATGCGCACCATGCGGACCGGAATGTACGGACACTCTTCTAGTGGGTACTCAGCCTCACTGCCCGGAACTACCTCTTCGGCAACCTCTTCGTACTTCGAGTAGCCATCCCCGGCTTCGTTCAGGTACACGTGGGTGTAGACGTCAATCTCCGCGTCTTCCTTCTGCTCACCTTGGGCTGCTTCCACTTGACTGCGGACATCCTCAGGGAGAGCGTTGAACGCAATCTTGTCTAGAGTGACAATCTGGAGTACGTTACCGAAAGCGTCTCGCTGGACCACATACGAGTTCAGTCGATAGAGCTTCATCGGGGTATAACCCTCAGGCTCCGGCAAGTACAGCAGCGCGTTCCCGGCCACACACAGTTGCTTCAGGCACTCAAAGAGAGTCACTCGGTAACTGTTGGACTCGATGTAGTTCATGATGATGCGCTCTACCATTGAGAGGCCCTCATCGACCTTAGCGAGCCCCTCAGCGTCACCCAGAAGGTTCTTCGCCTCGTATTCACTAATGGTCAACTTCATCCATGACTGCATCGGGAACAGGGCCAGCATCAGCTTGGACGCTAGGTTGTTCAGACCGCGAGCACCTACGGATTGCCACGGAGTAGTGTAATCGGTTGATGCGTTATCGGAGTCCTTAGGGAACAGTGAGGGAATCGTGTACTGAGCACAGGACTCTGCTCGTGTCTCGTAGGGTTGTCGGTCGTTCTTCAGACGGTCGTATACCGCCTTGGCTCCCTCCTCTGCGAAGCCTTCGAGTTTAACTTCTGCCATTTGTTAGCCCTCCCCGTAACCAATCATAAGTTAATCCCACCGCCTGAGCTGCGGGAAACTGAGAGGGACTTCTTGCCGGAGGCACGAGTTTTCTTCTTACCAGACTCAGTGTCTGCTGAAGATTCAACGTCCTCCACGACCTCTTTAGGTGCTTCCTGAGGTGCGGCCACAGGTGTCTCAGCGGCTGTCTGAACGTTTGGCGCATCTGCTGCCAGACCAACAGCCTTGAGTGGTGCCTTGACTACCTTGGAGATAGCCTTCTTGATTTTCTTAAACAGTCCCATGTTAGCCTCCTAAAGCTGACTTACGGATTTTACTGGCGGACCCTGTAGGCTCGGTCGTCTTGGTCACCTTGAGTGACTTACGCCCTGATACCTCAGGAGTGGTGCTGTTTGAGTCCTCGTCTCCACCGTACTGGATACCCTTAGGTTCCTCCGTCAGTGGTGCTGGCTCAGGGACAGTCGTTGTGTCGACCTTAGGTGCTTTCATCTTAGGTGAGAAACACATAATCAATCTCCTTCTTTGAGTGCACGCTGACGGCCCTCCATCTCATCAAGGACACGAGAAGCCATGTAGTGACCATACAGTACACCGGAGATGAACTCCTCACTGTGGCCAGCCTCACGCAGCTTACGGACCTCTGACTGATACAGGAAGTCAGCATTGAAGCGAGACTGTAGGTACTCCTTGACAGCTCGCGGTACGTCAGGAAGGTCATTAGGATTGTTAAGGATGTGCTCTATAGGTTTTAACATTTGAGTCTCCTCTTTAAGTAATCTTTAAGTAATAATCATAATGGGCACTTCCCTATAGTGGGTCCTAATTGTGCCCATGAGTTTATCACTCTGCTTTATGCTCGACTATCTGCTTGATAATCAAGGCCAACATCCAGAGACCACGAGCAACTAAGCCCATGGTCAGGACGATGATAATCAGCTGCCCGGTTGCCATAGAGTAATCTCCCCAGTCTCGATGTTGTACTCATCAGAACGGAGGATGCGAGCCATCTGGCCCTGCTTGATTACTTCCGCTTCGGTCATCCCTGCTTTGGCACCAATGGACTTGATGCAGTCCCAGAGCGTCTCTCCCGGCTCAGGAGCGCGTTTCACCCACTTGGTTACCTCTTGGCCCTTGTTCTTGCCGGACTTCAGCACGGACGTTACAGGCTCCACAATGAAGGGTTCCTTGAGGAAGTCCTCAGCGGTATCGCCCCATCCGGGAATCCCACCGTAACCATCGGTGATGTCGCCCTTGATAGTCTGGAAGAGATGCCAGTAGTCTGCTGTCTCCTGAGTCTGCACGAGGATGTTACCAGTCGTACACCACAGGAAGTCGCAGTCCGGGATGGTCTTAAAGTCCTTGTCACAGGAGACCAGTACGGCCTTCTCGTAGTTGTACACGAGAGGGTTAGACCCAATGATACCCATCACGTCATCACCCTCAAGCTGAGGCTCAAGTACGCACGTGTAGGTCGCAAAGACGTACTCAAGGAACTCGAAGTAACCCACAGGCTTCTTGACGACTGCGCGGTTCTCTTTGTACGTTGGGTCCACCAGCAGCTTGCGCCAGTTGACACGGTCGGTGAACGCTAGGACAACGTCTGCATTCTTCCACGCCTTCTTGCGGCCCTTGTAGGACTCGATGGAGTTCTCCAGAATCTCGCGGGCCTTAGCGTGGTCACAGCAGCGGTGCCAAATCTCCTCCTCCCACGAGGCATCGAACTCAGCGGCACTCATGGCTTGGAACACCAGCCAGTCACCATCCATCACAAGGACACCCTTGGCAATCTTCTGGGTTGCTCGGTAGTCACTGAAGGATAACAATGTGTGCTTACTCATTCTTTAACTCCTTGAATTTAAAACCCATCTTCGGGTCGTGAAGGTCCTTGTGGGTGACATGGGACTGGCGCAGCATGTACCCATCCTTATAAAACCAGACGATGCCACCAGCAGTTTCCCAGTGTGATTTAGGTTCCAACGGGTGTACGAACACCATTCGCTTACTCACGGTGAACCTCCACACGATTCTCCACCAGTTTTGGCTTAAGGTGCTTCTCAAGGAAGTCTAGGGCCATGCTGTTGTCCTCAGCGTTGAGATGAGAGAGTAACTCACGGAACTCTGAACGAGCCTCTGTATCTTCCTCAGAGGTCTCCACAGAGAATACTCGCCAGTCATAAATCTCATCACCCCAAGTGTCGTCCCACATTCCAGTAGCGACAATCTCTTTACCAACGTACGGGAGAAGTTCTTCTTCGTTCTCAGCGTCACTCTCGGTAACCTTCAAGGAAATCGTAAGGTAAAACGACGAATACTTACGATGCTCGGTCTCACGCTCACCTAGCTCCTTCACGTAACCTTTAACGTTATCTGTTAACTTACTCACAGGCAACCTCCATGGGTCTTAAGGAATTTCACTCCGGCACTGGTAATTTCCCAAGCGCCACCATTACGACCACTCATGGTCAGACACGAAATGTGACCACGGCTCGCAGCCTCAGCGACTAACGCAGCATTGTTACGCACGTAGTTCGACTGGAAGGACTTAGGGCAGCCCTTGAGGGCCGCCAGAACTTTGAGGTACTCACTCACTGTTTAATCTCCACTCGGATGTTGGAGACTGTCACGTAGTCGTCAGACAGCTCGCTCTTGATAGCTTTTGAGTAGGCCATTTTGATAGACAGCGCCACAGCAGCCTCTACGCCTTCCTTAGCCGCCATCTCTGCAAGCGCCATCTCGTCACCCTTAAGGGTATTATCGCCCGCCATGAAGCGCTTAGAGTAGCCCACTAAGACCTTAGTGAACTCGTTGATGTCGTCCGTACTTGCTACAAACTTTGAGTCAAATGTTACACGTACACGCTTGGTAATAGCCATGTTAAATCTCCTGTATTATTAGTGACATACAGCCCAGTTAGGGCCCATCTTACCTTCTGTGTCCAGACGGCAACGGAACTTGAAGTGGTCTCCCACGTTACGCATAGCTTGCTGCGCGATGTCAATCACCTGCTGTGCAATCTCTGGGGTCCGGCAGGCCACTTGTATTTCATCGTGAACCCACGCCATGTAGGCGAAGTCGCCATCCCATCCGTGCTTCAATCCTGCTTTAAGAAGCAATTCTTCAGTCTCGACAATCCACAGCTTACAAATGAGCGCACCCGCTGACTGAAGCAACGTGTTGAGCGCGGCATGTGGTGACCGTACGTGTACCTTTCTTCCATCCAGTCCCTTAATCCAGCGTCGTTTCCACTTGACCTTCTGCTCTCCGGCGACCCATCGGGATGACTCGACGAGGGTCTGCTGGATTCCTTCGCGCAAGGCTGCGATTGCTGGGGTGTTCTCAAGGAATTTCTTCTTGAGTTCCTTTCCACGTTCCTTACCTGCTCCAACGATTTGTCCAATCTTCTCATCGCCTGCTCCGTAAAGGAATCCGTAGATAAAGGTCTTTGCGTTGTCACGAGTCGGAAGCTCAGCGGCCTGTTGATTAACTGTGTGAATGTCACCATTGAGGATAACATCCGCGTAATCTCCATTATCGTACTTGGACATAAAGTGGGCGAGACAGCGTAGTTCCAGACCGGAGGCGTCAATACCTGCTTGAACCCAAGGTTTTCCAGTAATACCATCAAGGTGGTGTTCAGCTCCGAATGCGGCTCGGCAAGGTTCACCATAAGGAGAACGGACTCCGGGAACTTGTCCGAGGTTAGGAAAACTGTGCGTTGCTCGACCAGTAACGGCCCCATTGGGATTAACGGACCCATGAATTTTACCATCCTCTTGAACGTAACGTAGCCACGCTTTGTCACCCTCAGCTGCCTGACCGATACGCTTCTGTATCATCAGGTACTCTTTAATGAGGTCGATGCAGCGTTGCTTCTCGGGGTCTTCCACGCGCACGTGCTCAAGGACCTCGTCGTCTACCTTAGGTGCACCCTTTTCGGTGAACTCTGTAGGTACCCATCCGGCTTCCTTCAGCTTGAGCGCAATGTGGTCTCGACTACTCGGGTTAAACACAACGTGCTCTACTGGTGTGTACGGAGCGCCCTCTACGTAATCCCGAGTGTCCAGCTCGCAGGGTTCACGACCCTCACGCTGAGCTTTGTTCTTGGGTTTCTTGTAGATGGCACCTTGCTTCGGGTACTTAACTCGTGGGTATTTACCAAGAGGCTTCCCGGTGCGCGGGTGCAGGAATAACTCAGTGCCGCCCTTGGGTTGGTACCAAGTCCCGAAAGTGTCGGTAAGTGTCTGAAGGAGTTCAGAACGGCGACCAGCTAGTTCAACGTAGAGTTCCTCGATGGCCTTGGTGTTGAACGGGAACCCGTTGCGCTCCTGCTTAGCGAGTAACCAAGCGGCTCGGTGTTCCAGCCAGACGGCCTCACACGAGTTGTCCCAGAACGACACGGCATCGTGTGCCCACCAGTGGATATCACCATCCGGGAAGTAGTGCTTGTCGCTCAGCAGTTTCTCTAAGAGCGCCTTAGTCACCACAACGTCCTGAACGTTATAGTCCATCATCGGCTCGTTGAAGCTAATCCACTCAGCACCGTCCACATAGTCCTCTCCCTGTTCCTCAAGGAGCTTCTTGAAGTCGTCCTTGTACTCACCCTTCATCTCGCCTAAGCGGTAACCCCACGCCTCCAGAGCGTGAGACCCGAAGCGCTTACCGGGTAACTTACCGGAACGCAGCAGGGCCATGTCGGAGTCCTTAATGTTCGCAAAAAGCAAACGGCTAAGCACCAACGTGTCCACTACGTTCTCACGCGGCAGGTGGAACTCTCGGTTTAACTGGAGCTTGGCCAGCTTGGTCAACACTGGGGCATCGTACTTGTGACCGTTGTGGAATACGATGAGACCACCACGAGCCACCTCAGCTTCCAACGCATCGAGATACGCTGAGAAGTCCCAAGGTCGATACGATACGTACTCGTCCGTGCTGTAGTCATAAATGACACCACAGTGGAACTGAGTGACTTTCTCTAAGAGGTTGTTGGCCTCGATATCGGTTACTAACATAGTGGTCTCCTATTGCTTAACGACGCCCGATGAAATACTCACGTGGACGCACGGTTAACTTACTCTTTTCGACGGCAAAGCTACCGTTAACTACGTCAGCGCCTAGACTGCTAATCCCACGAACGTGTGACACCTGAGCATACTTGTCGCCAACACTGCGGATGTAGACGGTACCGCCAATGGACCCATCCTCCCAAGTTGCCAAGTCACCAGCCTTCAGAGGGGCCTTATAGTCACTCCACTTTGGTGCAGGTTTCTGCCAGCCCTTAAGGCCACTGTGGGTCCACCCAAGGTTCTCCAGAATGTGAACAGCAGCGTCACGCTTGGCCTCATAGGTCTTGGCAGCAGTCAGCTCTTTGTTCAGGGCATCAATCTCTTTACGAATCTCTTCAGGTTTACGCATGGTAATGTCCTCTCAATATGTTGTGTATGATAATCATAAAGGCCACTACATATAGTAATGACCTTGAGTTTATCACTTAACTTCTGACGCTTCAGCCAGACGGACGGACGTTTCGCCAACCTCTTTGCTCAGGATGGCCTCACGCACTTTGTCCTCACCGATAGCCACAGTTGCGGCCACAGCCACGGATGCCAGCAAGCGAGCTGCCTGAACATCATCAAGGGTCACACGCTGAGTGTGCGCACGGTTATCACTCTTAGCCTTCCAGCGGTAGACCAGAGTCACCTTGTCGTTGCGGACGTTGATGTGAACCTTGCGACCCCACTGGTCTACAGTGTCGGACAGCTGGATGGTGTTGCCGGGGAATTTAACTTTGGTAGTCATTAGAAGAACTCCTTAAGTTTCTGAGCTTTAGCGGCAACTTTAGCTGCCTCTGCGGTTGCATCCAGAGATGCCTGACGTGCCTTGTCGGCTGCTTTAGCCAGCTTAGCGGCTGCTTTCGCTTCCACCTTGGACGCTTTGTCCAGTGCCTTGGCTTCACGGATGTACAGTGCGATGACCAGACGGCCTAATGCTTCGATAAGTTTAAACATGATGGTTCTCCTTAGGTTGATTAAGCCCGATCGGGGCAGACGCACGGTCTATCCCATGGGCAATTACATTGTGTGGTTAACTTCCAGTCTGACTCAATAGTCGTCTTCTTCGTGGCCTTCCCAGCCAGTATCTCCCTCTCCTTCTCCGCCAGTGTAGCTAGACGGTTCAAGGAGTCCGGTCCTTTCGTTGTACTCCATGTACCCCGCAATGCCAACGCCAATACCATTAAAGCGACACTTGAGAATACGAAGGAGGACAAGATTAGGCATGTCCCCTTGCTGATTACGCTCAAGGGCAATGATAGTATCAGAGAGTTGGCGCAGAGACCCAGACCCACGCAGGTCAGTAATGGAAACAGCACGTCCTTCTTCATGAGCTTTACCTTTCTCCGGGTTCTTCAGGTGGCAAATAACAATAAGTACCACTCCGGTTGACTTAGCGAACCCTTTCAGCTTGGTCATGAGTCGGTCAATCATCTTGCGCTCATCGGATTCCTCAGAGGCAGACACTACGATTGAGATGTGGTCCAGAATGATTACGTCACAGTTTAACCCTGTGCGCATGTAGTGCAGCTTCGCTAACAGTCGGTCCACCTCAGCTTCCGCAAAGGAGTCGTAGAGATGGAACTGGTCGGTGCCATACAGTTCATCAAACCATTTGTCATACGTCCCGTCTTCTATCAGCTTCTGCTTGAACTCCCTAGGTTGCTGCCTTAAGCGGATGCCATTAGCAATCCCTAAGACGTCCTCCATGGTCTCCTCTACGGATTCCTCAAGCATCGCCATGCCAACCCTCAGTCCCTGCCCTCTGGCGAACCCTAGGGCCTGCTGGCGAACGAACGTAGACTTACCCATTCCTGACCCAGAAGTAACCATGATGACTTCGCCGCCACGTGCACCCAAGGTTCGGTCATTCAGTCCCGGACATCCCGAGAAAAGATATCCGACGCTTTGTTCGCTGGTCATGGCCTCACGCACTCGGTCCTTCATGGACATCGCACCTATAACACCATCGGGTACCCAAGGGGCCGCGTTCCATATCTGGTCGAGGACCTCCTTGCCTTTACCTTTGAGTAAACACTCGTTGGCGTCCTTCTCGGTCAGCACGGCCACGTGGACCTTACCGGGAGGGAGAACCTGAGCGGCTTCCTCTACAGCTGCACGACCGGGGTCATCCATGTCGAACATCAGGATAATCTGGTCGAAGCTATCGAAATACTCATAGTTTGCACTGCAAGTTTTCTTAGCAGCTGACGCACCGTGACCGAGAGAAACCACAGGCCACTTACAGTCCTGAAGTTGCATAACGGTTAACATGTCGATTTCACCCTCGGTGATGACAATCTTCTTGCCACCATTCCATAGGTGCTTACCGAACAGTGCATCCCCTTTGTGAGACCCTCGGGTAGAGAAGTTCTTCTCCTTGTCCCGCAGCTTCTGCGAGACGATGGAGCCATTCTGGTCCCGATAGTCAGCCACCTGATAGGCAGTCCCTCGGACCTTGGCGACCCAATAGCCAGCCTTCTGACATGTCGCCTTCGAGATGCCACGAGCTGTTAGGTCAGTGTACCGACCGTCACTCTCGCCGAATACCAATAAGCCTGAACCTTGTGTATTCATCCCGTAATTCCCTCCTTTGGGTCTTCTCGATGATAACTTTTCGGTACGTTCCTCTGAGCCGGGAACCCGGTGTTGACACACGAAGCAGTACTCATGACTGTCAGAGTACACTGAGTTACCATCAGAAGAACCACAGTTTTCGCATGGAGCGTGGAACAGGAAGATGCTCTCCTGCCCATCTTCTTGACTATCTCCGTAACTCATAACGAGGTACCGTTGATGCATGATGCGACAAATGAAACCACGAAGGATAGCGCCCACAAGCCTAACAGCCCGTATGCTAGGAATGGGATTGGGTCGAAGTGCTCTTTGAACTTGTTCATAAAGTAATCTCCTCAAGCGACAACAGGGAAACGTAATTGTCTCCCTGTAGTGTGCCCTAATGTTTACCCACGGTCAGAAGTGACCAGCTCGTTCTTCTCCCACCAGCGCTTCAGGTCGAAGCTCGGGCAGGCTTTAGGTGCTACGTCGTGGTGTGCCATCAGCACTGCCCCAGCGTATTGCACCTTAAGTTCTACCAGCAATGAACGCAGAGACTGCATCTGGGCTGGCGTGAAGTTTGCCTCAGGGTTACCCTTGGTGTCGATACCGCCTACCAGACACACACCGACAGAAGTCGAGTTGTATCCCTTGACGTGGGAACCCACAGCATCTTGGTCTCGACCAGCCTCTACGGTGCCGTCACGACGGATGATGAAGTGATAACCTACATCCAACCAGCCCTGCTCTTTGTGCCACTGGCGAATCTCACGGACACCTACGTCCATGGTTGCCTTGGTGGCGGAACAGTGAACGAAAATCTGAGAGGTCTCCTTGCGCTTAGTGAATTGAACTTTGGCCATACTACTTTGCTCCTTTCTTCTGTTTGAACTTGCCGAACGGTACATCACGCCTCGGCTCCTTCAGCCAGTCTACGGGAATCAATTTGTCGGCAAACAAGATGTTATGCTTCTCGCACCATTCTCCATAACTGGTTGGTGACCCTTTGTAAATCTTAGTGCGACTCGAAGAGAACACTAACCGGATGTCTAACTCCGGGTGCTGCTCACGAATCAGTAGGTGCTTCTTGCGGTCCTCGGCTTCCCAGAGACCCTTAGTCTCCACGAAGATACCGTTGGGCAGCAAGAAGTCTGGAGTGTAAAGGTGATCACTCGCAGGAATAACGTAAGGGATGCGCCACAATTCATAATCGAACGTGACGCCCTTTGATTCTAACTGCTTGGACACCTTGTCCTCAAGGCCAGACCGGAAGGCACCCACCTTCCGAATCCCTTTGGCCCCATAGCCAGCCATTAGAAGTCATCGTCTTCTTCGGCTTCGCCCTCGTCAGCCTCTTCCTCACCAGACCAGTCTTCCGGGTCTTCCTGAGGTTTACGGCTGCGAGATTCGTCCGCTTCGTAGCCTCCTTCTACGGCTTCGTCAGCCCAGTCGTCTTCGCCACCACCGAAGGTAGCCAGTTCGACCAGCATCACGCCTTCCAGCTGCAACTTAACGGAAGCACCAGCAACCGCAGACCAGCCGTACGGTACCAGTGAGAAGCGAATCTTCACTTTGGAGCCGCCACCGATAATCGGAACGTCTTGGATGCGCTTGCCCTTCGCGTCTACTACACCCAGAACAATCTTCTTGGTCTCGCCAGTCTTCTTGTCCTCGTACGAACCGTAGCACTTGAAGTTGAACGTGGTGGTGCCATCACCGTTGTCGAAGAACGGCATGTCGCCTTCGTACGGCTTCAGAGGTTTCTTACCCTTCTGAACCTTAGGCGGGTTCGCTTCGTGCGCTTCCAGACGAGCAGCGTAGTTTTCCTCATGGGTCTTAACGATGAGGTCTACCAGCTCCTGACAGTCTTCGTTCTTGAACGTTACGGAACCTTTGTAGGTACCGCGTGGGTTCTCAAAACCCTCACCGCCATAGTCCGGCTTGTTGAAGTAAGCGTACGGCTCACAGGTACCAATCTTAGTGGTGTAAATTTTCTTCTTAGCGAATGCCATGGTGAATCTCCTTTGGTTTATAACAGAAAGAGGGACAGCCTGTGTCCCTATAGTGTGCCCTAATAACTACAGGTCGAACCCGAAATTAGTATCTGGGCGTACCCGAGTCACTTGGCCTAACTCTTCGTACTCCGCCTCGGCAACTTCGAGGGCCTCCTCAAGAGACCCAGCGTGTACCGGGAGTTCGTACGATGCGTTAGCTGTCTCGACCGTTACGACGAACTTTTGCATCTTCTCGCTCCTTCCACATGTTATACAGGGTGATGTACGCAGGGTCGAGCGTCTTCTCGTACATCGCTCGGCACCAGTCACTTGGCTTTAGCATCTCGTACCGCCTTGCTCTGCTCTACCAGACGCTTACCGAAGAACTCTACCTTCTCGGCATCATAGAGTCCGTCATCTTTAGCACCTGCCTTTCGTTTACCTAGAGTTCTCTGAGCCGCTCTCCGCCAAATGGCCTTGAAGGCATTCCCCTCGGCAAAGTTCATACCAAGAGCTTCGATAATGTCGTTGCACTCTGCGGTATATCCCAAGGCAAACGGAGTGGTGGTGTTGGTGATTTCTACTTTATAGTAGTCGCTTGAGCCTCCAGAATACTCAGGCTGCTTGACACCATCGGCGCTGGTCGGCTCACAGGTACACTGATTAGCGCCATTCCAAATCTTACAGTCGCCTGTGTGAAGGCGGCTAGGTTCAAGCCCACAGTCACACGCTCGGAAGCTGTGCAGGGATGCGCAGTGGTCCTTGTGCTTACTCATTGACCACCTCCTTGATACGCTCCCAGAACAGGCGCAGGCGAGGCCACTTGGTTACCACAACGGGTACGAAAGGACGGCTCTTAGTCTGAGCCAATTCGTAGAGACCGCGAGTAATCAAGATGTGCACGCTGGGTGCCAGCTCGAAGGTATCACCAATACGTGGAATCTTACCGTGGCGCTCAGTGGCCGCTACAGTGCTGCGGTCCTCCCGGCGAACCGAGAAGATACCGTTGGATTTATTGAAGTGTAAGCGCATGTTTTATGCTCCTTTAGGTGGCTCGTCGTTCATTGACCACACGATAGCCGCGAGGATGAACACGATGATTAGAGTCAGGTTGATAGACATTTGGTGTCTCCTATAGTGGGTCCTAATTACATCTTGATGGTTGGGTCCGCCTCAGTGCCACGCCATTTGTCGAACGACGGGTGACGCAGGGAGCCATCTGGAGTTTCCTCCATGTACTTGATTTGACATGCCCAGCCCTCATAAGGGTTCACTGGGTTCGGCGCTGTTGTTCCTGTGAAGTCCTCGGTGTTGGCGTTGAGCCATGCAGCGGTAAACTCCTCCATAAGTGCCTGAGAGATGTTGTTAGCGGACACCACTCGACCAGACTCAAGGAGAACCTCGAAGCCGATCACCTTGCCCTCGTTGGCAAGACCGGGAGTTCCCCAGTTGAGTCCCACAACGACGCCGTCAGCCTCATTCTCTGGCTTCAGTTTCCACCAGCCGGACTTCTTACCGCGCTTATAGATACCGCGAGGGTCCTTAACCACCAGACCTTCATGACCTTCTTCGCGTTTCTGTCGGTACAGCGCATCGAGTTCGTCCATGTCGTAAACTTCATGGGACTCCGAGAGGCACCACTCGACTTCAGGGAAGTGGTCTTGCAGAACTGGTAAGGCGACCTTGACGTGCTCAAGGCGGAGGAGGGTCATCACGTTGTAGTCATCACCGGACTCAATAATGTCAAGCGGAATGATATCGTAGAGGACAACTTTGAGTTTCTCGGGGGATAGTTGGAAAGGTTGTTTACCTTTTGGATTCTCCCAATCACGCTCAACGAAAGCCGTAGAGAACTCAAAGTTCGACTGCTTCAGCCACTTAGTGCGCAGCAGGCCAGACCCGGTGTTGAAGTCCACGCCTTTAACCATGAGTTCACCATCCAGCATGAAGCCATCCGGGAAAATCCAGCGGTCATCTTTCAGTAACTTCTGCCAGCGCTGGTCGAAACCGTTGAGGTGCTCAAGGGCCGGAATGGTCTTGGAGACCCGGCTGAGCCACGCTGCGTTAGCTGTATTGTCTACGCAAATGTTCCCGCGTACACCATCGTGCTTAGTGTCTGCGATGAGATAGCCGGAAGTCTCCAGTGCCTTCTCGATAGCAGAGCGAACGAACGATACGGCCTTAAAGGGGTTGGTCTTAATGTTCATCATGACGATGTCTCCGAAGTGTAGTGTTCATTTAGTGTGCAATAAGCAATCATAAAGGCCACCGGAATCCGATGACCTTGAGTCTGCCTATAGTGTGTCCTAATTACTTCCAACTTGAGTAGTCGGCTGTGAGTTTTGCCAGCCAGTATGACGCTGAGTCAATTGACCATTGGCTGAACCTCTTACTTATCAGGAGCGACCCGCGTGGCTCAAACACGTTGAATACCACGGTGTTAGTGCCTGGGTCATCAAGCATGACCACGTGCAGGCCTGTCGTATCTATTAGTCTGCGCTCCGCTGCTCCTAAACGAGACCATTGTGAGGTGCTCCCATCGAAAATCCACCTTTTTTCCGTAGCCATTTGTTACGCTCCTACAAAGTATTTCTCTTGGTTAACAACGCTGTCACCCTTAGCGTTACGGAAGGAACCCTTCACGCCACCACCGCGCTTCGTCTTGTTCAACTTGCGGCCCTTAGGGATATAACCCTCAGTCTGCTGGCGTTCACGTTTTCGCTCAAAGTTGATTGTGTTCTGATACATGGTGTTGCTCCTGATTGTGATAGTAAGGGACATTCATGAAGGCCACCGAACGTGATGACCTTGAGTATGTTCCTGATAGTGTGCCCTAATTAAATCTTACCGTGTCGGAACTCGATGCGCCCTACTACTTCGCTCTTGTAGTAGACGAACTGCTTGCGCTCTCCGTTGGTGCACAGCTGGTCTATCAGATAGCGGTCTTCAAGCTCTGTCCATCTGAGGGACTTAACGTGAAGACCACACGGGCCAAGTCCTAACTTAAAGAGCGTCTTTACTGGCTGTCCGTCAGGTAATAATGCGGTGAACTTAACGTGAATCAGGTCGGAGACCGTCAGCAGCTCGTCTTGTGCTTCCTTCAGCGACTTGCGGAGGGACTTCATTCGGTCCCGCTGGCGCGCTCTGAGTTCCTCCACATCGCGCACCTTCTGTCTCTCGCTCTCAAGCTCACCCTCTAAGTAACGAACCTGTCTACCAAGAGACTCGGCCCTGTCTGCCAGTCGTATCACCTTGGCTGACTCATTGTTAAGATGAGAGCTTACCTCCTGCATCTTACGCTCCAAGCGTTCCCCATCTCGTATTGCATTACGCATGGTGATAATGAAGAGTGCTGTGAAGATGATTAACAAGATGGTTACGACGATTGAGTAAGTCATTATGCACCTCTTTAAGTGTTCTTTAAGTTAAGACTTTAAGTAATGGAACCCTCAGTCATTCGAAGGTTCCCTATAGTGTGCCCTAATTGCCTGAGACCTTATGCAAACGCGAAGTCAGACTCTAAGATATCGCGCAGATTCAGGTCGCCTTTGGCTGGGACCGCTGGCATTTTGTCCAGTTGGGACTCATGCAGCTGGTCAGCGAACTGGTCGTAGAAGTCAGCGATTACATCGTTGTCCTCGTAGGTCTTGACCATCGTCTCACGGACTGCCTTAAAGAGATTCCCAGCGTCAGCCGGAATGGTCCCGAAGGAGTCGTGAATGAGCGCGAAGGAGTCAATCCCGTAGACCTCGTTGGCGTGCACTACGGTCATGCGCAGGTGACTACCGTCCTGTGAGTGGACAAAGTTCGGAGCGATGCCAGATTCCTGCTTGTGAGCGTCAATCTCTGAGTCCTTCCCGGTGTTGTACGTCATCTTGACGTTGGCTTGGCCGAGGAAGACCAGCTTCAGGCGCGCTTGGTTCTGCTTGCGGTACTCCTGCCACACAGGGAAGCCGTCCGGTGTTACCCAGTGGATTGCACAGCGCTTGCGAAGCACCTCCTTGGTCTTCTTGTCTTTAACTTCAGCGGCCAGTAGTTTAGCGGCAGACTTCAGCCAGTTCATTGCTTCCACTGCGGCCACTACGGTCACGGTCACAGCGTCCCAAATCAGCTTAGCCATGTAGCCAGCCGCTTGGTTCGGGTGGGTGAACATCAAGCCCTCGCCGTTGTCAATAGCAGGCTGAATGGTGTCCTCAAGAACTTGCTGGCGGAAGCCAAACTCTTTGGAACCGTATGCCAGCGTCATGACCGAACGCTTAGTCACCTTGCGAGTCACGCCGTATTGCAACCACTGCGCAGCCAGTACGGACTCACCCAGTGTCACCTTCTCGTGAAACTCGCCAGTCTCCTTATCGGCAATCTGCTCGACCACCGTCTGAGACCCGTTGACAGCGTGCTGGTGGAGCACCTCGTTAACCTTGTCGGCCACAATCTTGTAGATATCCTGCACGGTATCGGAAGGCAGCAGGTTAACCGCACGACCACCGATGGAATCGCGGAGCATCGCGCTGAAGTGCTGAATCCCAGAGCAAGACCCGTCGAACGCCAGTGGCAGTGAGCAGTTGTAGTTCAGGCCGTGATGTTTAACGCCTGCGTACTCGAAGCAGAACGCTAGGAAACAGAACGGCGAATCCTGCTGTGTCCACCAAGTGTTATTCAGTGGGTCCGCTGCGCTTGCCAGAATGTTGCCCTCGTTCTCTTCGATGAACTTGATGCGCTCAGGGAAGGGAACCTTGTCGACGCCTGCACAGTTTGCACCGTGAATCTTCAGCCAGTAGAACCCGTCGAGACCGATTGGCTTGCCTTTGGCCAGCGTCAGCATACCCTTGGTCATGTCGTTACCCTGTGGGTTGAACATGCTCACAGCGTACACACGCCCGCGCCAGTCCATGTTGTATGGGAACCAAATGGCCTTGTGGTTAGCGAATTTATTGGCTTGTGCAACCATGAACTCCATTGATAAACGGCGAGACTGGCGGGCCTTATCCTTACGGTAGACCGCTGCGGCCTCCTTGCGCCATGCCTTGCGTGCCACCTCGTTGGTGTCGATATCGTCCGGGCGCGGTGGCAACTCTTCACGCTCAATCGCTGGGACGTCACCTACCGGGCAGTGCTTCCAGTTGATAATCTCGTTGACTACCGCCAGCACCTTCTTGTTCACCTTCCACGGTGTGTTTTGCGCGAGGTTAACCGCTTTGTACACCTCAGGCATATGCACATCATCGTAGCGACGCAGCGCCTTCTTGGAGTGGGTACGCACCAGTGCCAGCGGTCGGCGACCTACCGACCAGTAGCCACCACCGACAGTTTCAACCCAAGGTTTCGGAGGGACTACGCACGGCTGGTGCATCGGGCTGATACCCGCGAGTGCTCCCGCTCGTTTGCTCAGGAGTTCCACGAAGGCCGGAGCCAGCTGGACCATCTGCATACTGGTCACATCGTCGGAGCCATCGGCCATTTTGTTCTTGGTCATTTCCACCAGACCAGTTCCCTCGATGAGTAGCTCCAGCAGCTTTGTTCCCACGTGCATCTGCTCGTCAGTTTTCCAGCTGGACCAGTTGTCACCGCCCAGCATCCCTTTGGATATCATATCGGCCTCGACTACCTGCATGAAAGCCTTCTTGTACACGTGGCCTACACGCTTGTCCAGCTGGTCCGCTACGTTCTTCTTGAAGTAGGCGGCTTCCTGCTCACGGATACGACCGAAGCGGGCCTCATCCTCAAGCGCCTTACCTAACTGAGAGGATACCTGCTGGATGGTGGCCTTGGAGGCGTCTGTGAGCGTCCCTAAGACGACCTTAATGGTTAGCAGTGCGATTGCCTCACTAGACACTCCGCGCTTCTCTTTGAGCACCTCAGCGCCCATACTAAGGGCCAACTCTGAGGGAACGCCGTGCTTAATCGGGTAGTACGCGCGAGGCTTCTTACCGCGAGCGTTTGCTTGCTCCTCCTTCCAGTCGTCAATGCGCTTGGTTAACTGCGGGTGCAGCGTTAATACCAGCGGCTTAGCGGCCACGTTGTCAGCGAACTCACCAGCTTTCACCTGACGTTCTAACATCTTCAGGAAACGTTGCTCGCCCAGCTCGTACGCTTCGTGTTCGAGTGCTAACTGCTCACGTGCCAGCTTGTCCCCGTAGTGCTCGCTGAGGATGTTGTACGGGATAGCGGCCAGTTCAATCTCTGAGAAGTCATTACGTGCAATGTTTAATGCGTTCATTGTGTGCCTCTTTGTGAATAAAGTTTATCTATTGGTGCCTCTTGCGTGAGAGACACCTAAGATACACTTTGTTAGCCCATGAGTCTACCCTGAAGGTAGTTGTCGATTGGTAACGGCTTGCCCTGCTGTATGGCGAGACCATTACAGGCCATCCATGCGTGCACTCGCTCCTCGATTTTCGCAAGGTCGAACGTTAGGGCCTCAGCGTCAATACGCTCTCGCTCCTTACGCCACCTAGCGTGTGCCTTCCGGCGTGCTCTACGTTCCTTATTGGCCTTCCGGCGTGCGATGCGTATCTCTCCGTTAGGGTCCCGCTTGGCCTTGTTGCGCTTGCAGCGTTCAACCATTTTGGCGTGCGCTATCTGCTCAATCTCTGCGAGCAGGTCCTCAGGCTCCAGCGAGAAAGGCTCTCGGTCCCGGTCCGCTGAGAATGACACCGGGTCGGTAATCACTGGCTTGCCGTCCTTGGTGAACATGATGTTGCCGCTGTGCATATCGAAGGATGCAATCCCGTAGAAGAACTTGCGAATCATTTGGCACGTCTCAATGAACGGCTGGTCACCCTCTTCGTAGTCCGCTGGGTCCGATTCACCTTCGACAAAGTAATACGCTAGGTCTGCGTAACGGTCGTGCAAGTGGTTACCGCTGCGATTGCATGGTTCCAGCTCGTCGAGTACCACCGTGTAGCACCCAGCGTGACGTGCTACGTGGTAGACGTTAGGTATCCCTACCCGGCCTTGGTGCATCCGGCAGAAAGCCACGTAGGCGGCCCCTGAGTCCTCCTTCTTAAAGCCAACCTTAATGACCTTACCCGGCAGTAGCTCGTGCTTAAACGCTGCGCTGAAGTGACCATTACCCAGCAGGTTAAACCCAGCGTCTTTGGCCTTAATCTTCAGGGTTTGCCAATAGTCCTGACGTTCCAGACCCCAATCACTATCCGTATCGTCACCGTCGGACGTCTCATAGTTCACAATGTCGGCGATGAGTGCTACCAGCAGCGGCTGGCGCTTGTCGAGTTCACAGATTGGCAGATTGCGGATGACGTCTAAGCGTGCTTGCATGTCGGTGTAGTTCATTTGGTTGTTTCCTTGTGGTGTGTTAGCGTGCTTGGTTATTGGTATGAGAGGAGTGTGAGCCTTGCCCACTTAACAGCTACAGCTGCTTGCCGTGCGGTCATCTTGCGACACCTTGTTAATAGGCGCTTAGTGTACACATCACTGGCACCGTATGCCATTACATGTAAAGCGGTCCGTATGTGTTTCATGTCAATGCGTTGCGACATAGAATATCCCCACTTTGTTGGCCTTAAATCGGCCATTAGGTAGCCGTACAGTAAAGCGAGGCAGGAAGCCCCACTTCATGTAACTGAATGATGCCTTGTGTACCTTAAGACCCTTACGAAAGTCCCGCACAAAGTACAGGACAATCAGGGCGTACACACTAATTACGAACAGGGTTAGCATACATTACCTTGCGTGTGCGATAGGTTTGGGCCATTTGGGCCATGTAATAGCCGAACCAATCGGCCTTTGCTTCGGGTATGCCAGCAGTGCACTCACAGGCTGTCTTAAAGGCGCTGCGGTATTCCTGCATGTCCTGCTGAGTGAGGCCATATTTGACCATTACACAACCTCCCAGTATTGTCCGTCGATGATTGAATAGCACTCTCCTTTTGGTGCATCCACTTGTTGCAGCGTGTCACCTAATGACACCTCTTTCAAGCATGGGTATATCATTGGGTATTCGCCTTTGTCCTCGATAGACCACAGCGCTGCCGTGTGGGTCTGTGAATTAACCACCAGCACAGCATCTTGGTGGTAGGTCTTACATGCCAGCCATGCCAGCTCAGCCGCCTGCTTGAGGGTACATTCCACCTTAAGCGTGCGCTCTTGCGTTGCGTACTCCATGCCAGCCTCCTTGAAGCATCCCACAACATTCTCATCGCGGATGTTACCGTAAGCACCCGGATATGTCTTAATGGTGCGGATGAGACCCTTGAGGACCTTCTCATTAACTTCGAGCGGCTCATAGCCACGATAAGCGGTAACGAATACGAATACTTTGTTGGCTGGCTCTTTGGTGTAAATCATGATGTTTATCCTTCAGTTAGTGGTTATCTTTCAGGCCACCCTCAGATGACCTGTCGTTAACCGCTAGTCCCCACACTCTTGCGAATGGGTGACGCAATCTGTGTAATCTTGCAGTGCCTCACGGAACGAGTCAAACACCGTGAACTGTAAGCCGTATTGCACCATGTATTTTGTGGCCCCGGTGTAGTCCCGTGCTGTCGTCATAATGACCCCGTGGTTTAGTGCCTGCATTACGATTTCCATGCTATGTATCCTCAATGTTACGTTAGTGGTTACCAGCGTGGCTACTCTCAGGGTGACAGGACGTACCTTGCCAGAGACCTGAATGTAACCACTAGTTAAACACTAATGTCATGGTGTACATATCAGCTTGACTAATCCATATTGTTAAAGAGCAATGCTAGTTGCCTAGCGGTACTTCGTGAATCTGTGGTGCATGTTACTTCATGTTATCCGTTGAGTCAACCACTTTCGTATGTCCGGTTGATGACTACTTGAGACCCTTCGGCATCTATCCGGTAACTCGAAGTATTCCGGTAGTTGGTAGCGTTGTGTCTCTCAACGGTTGCTAATGTCTCATAACGGATTCTGAATGTCAACACTTAAAGTTAAACTTTTAGTTAGACCTATAGTGATAGTGATCTTATTGGTAATGGTCCCTAAGTAATACTTTAAGTGTCTCCCTATAGTGTGTCCTAATTGATTGTGGTGTTGACAATGGCCACCAATAGCCCTTATAGTAATGACTCACCGATATCATCTTGTCCCGCTCTTAGTGTCTCAGGGACTGCTAAACGAGATACTTACCTACTCTCTTAATGTGACCTACTAACAGTCACTGCTAAACGTTAGGCAAACGGTGAACCTTAGGTAT